TTCCTGATCTCGAATACCGTCGAGGCAGTGGACAAGGCGGGCGTCGAGTCTGAAGTTGCGTTGACTGTACACTAGCGCAACAGAAACTGTGTGAATTGCTGGGAAGCCTAAGTCGAAAGATATGGTAATCAGCAGCCAAGCCCTGAAAGGGGAAGGTTCAACGACTATCCTTTATGGAGTAGGGCCAAGCGGCCCGAAGCGCACAGCACCTCAACACGAGGTGATGATATAGTCTCGTCCCTGATCGAAAGACAGGGCAGCCGAAAGGCGGGTCAGGATTAGCGACCCTGATTGAAGAAAAACGATCAAACAGTCCTTGCGGGTCTCGACCTGCGGCGCGATATCGAAAAGATGATCGGTGACACAAACGTCGCTCGTTCCTCTTCCGATCCTCGCAAGTCTGCTTCGCTGATCACTTGGATCACGAATGGTGACAAGCCGTCCGATATGGCCTTCGCCACTGGCGATGGTTCTGACGTGGCTGATCTGACCGGCACAGCTCGTGCGCTGACGCTCGACCAGATCGACGCATCCATGCAGGCAGCATGGGAAGACGGCGGTAACCCTCGTCTCCTCGTGGCTTCGGCAACCAACCGTGCCAACATCTCTGATCTCACTCAGAGCGGCACCAACCTGGTCACCAACCAGGCGAACACAACGGCTCGTGCGCCAATCACCTTCAACGGTGCGGTCTCGATCCTGTTCAACGACTTCGGCCAGCTTGAGGTCATTCCGTCTCGCTTCATGGGCAACGATAAGGTCTTCCTCATCGATCCTGACCATGTTGCAGTCGGCGCACTCAACGGTCGTAACTTTGTCGAGCAGGAAATTGCTCCGACAGGCGATGCGCAGAAGAGGCAAATCCTCTGCGAATGGACTTTGATCCCGGACGCCCCGAAGGCCCACGCGGCTGTGATCGGACTGTCTGGCTCCTAAGCCATTCACAAATGTTCAAAAGGGGCGGCTTCGGCTGCCCCTTTTTTCATGGAGTTTCACATGAAAAAACTGATTTCTTCGGACAAGTCTGCCGGCAAAGAGACATGGATGAATTTTGACCGTAATGGTCAGGCAGAGATCATCCAGAAGCAGCACATCAAAGAGGTGCTGGAGGCAAACAAGCGTCAAGCGAATGAGTGGGAATATGGCAAGCTCATCGGCAACACGCAGCGCCACCATCAGAAGGTCGCTGACATCCCGAACTTGCTCTACGTCCAGCTCAAAGAAAAATTTGGGCATCCGGCTGACAACCCGAAAGACTGGGCGCGTTGGCTGAATGATCCTGACAACCGGCATTTTAGGACAGGCGGCGGGCGCATCTAATGGCGATCACGACATACACAGAGCTGAAGACTGCGGTGGGCAACAGCCTGGCGCGCACAGACCTGGACACAAACATCCCTGATTTCATCGCTCTTGCAGAGGCACGTCTTTCTCGTGAGCTTGAGACTAGGGAGCAGGAGAAGCGGGCGACCGCGACCCTGACGGCCAGCGACGAATATATCAGCCTGCCAACCGATCTGCGTGAGGTGCGCTCTGTGAAGCTCAACACCTCTCCGAACACGGTTCTGGAGTATATGTCGCCAACTTCGCTCGATAACACCTACACCGGTGCAACTGGCAAGCCTGTCGCTTATTCGATCGTCGGATCGGAAATGAAGCTGCGGCCAATCCCAGACTCAGCCTATACAGCCGAGATCATCTATATCGGCAGCCTGACCGGGCTGTCTGACAGTAACGCCACGAACACTATGCTGACCCGCCACCCTGACGCTTACCTTACCGGCGCTCTGGTGGAGGCGTACCTGTACCTGATGGATGACCAGCGGGCGCAGCTCTATGACCAGAAGTTTTCGCGGATCATTGAAGAAATCCGAAAGGATGAGCAGCGGGCGCATTACGGCACCGGCACTCTGCAAATCCAATCTATCTACACCAGGCAAGCAAACATCTAGGAGTAAAGCATGAGTGCGCTTTCTGATTACGCTGAGAACAAGGTGCTGGACGTGCTGGGCGCAAATGCGACCTTCACCGCTCCGAGCAATGTTTATCTTGGCCTTTCAACCGGAGCCTTCAACGACGACAACAGCGGCACCGAGTTGACCGGCAACAATTACAGCCGCGTTTCAGTTTCTTTCGGTGCAGCGGCAAGCGGCACCATGTCAAACGACGCCGCGATTGAGTTTGCAGCAGCGACCGGATCGTGGGGCAGTGTGAGCCACTGGGCCTTATTCGACGCAAGTAGCGGCGGCAATATGTTGGTCTCAGGTAGCTTTTCTGCGGCCAAGACAATCGCTTCGGGAGACGTTCTGAAAGTAGCAACCGGCGACCTTGATATCACTGCTGCATAAGGAGTGAGTCATGGCTATCACGAAGCCGAACATCGATCAGCTCACAGGCTCGATTGACGCCTTTGTAGGCTCGTTTGATAGCGATGCCGATCTGCTCCGCGCTGACTTCACAAAGGAGCCGACGCTTGAGGAGCTAGACACCCTCGTCGCCAACTTCGACGCGCTCGACACTTTTGGCAACGTGGACAGCCTGAGCTTCGACTTTTTCTCGGTCGTGGCAAACGCAAGTCTGACAGTCACCGGCACTGCTGCGATCCAGGTGCCGATCCCGATGGACGCTTCCGCGTCTGTCGCTGTCACAGCAACAAATGCTTTCAATCGCATACGCGGGGTGGATGCCGCCGTCACTGGCGCTGTCTCGTTTGCGGCAACCGCAGCCTTCATCGCAAGGATGGAAGCAAGCGCGTCTGTCGCTGTCACGGCCACTAATGTGGCGGGCCGAGTCAGGGGCATGTCTGCAAGCGCCTCAGCGGCTGTCACAGAGTCGGCAAGCTATGTCGTGGTGGTATCAGCCGCCGCTAGTGCTTCGGCCATCCTGACGGCTTCTGGAGCCACTATAGCGGTGTTCTCAATGCCGGCGACCGGCACGGTGGCAGTGACTGGCACAGCGGTCGGCAAGATACCTGGCGAAGACTGGTCGGTTGTCGATGAGGACGGAGAAACTTGGACTGTGCAGACGGCAGGCTCAGAGGTTTGGGCGAACACCGCCGTCAATGAAGGGACTTGGTTGCAGCAATGATACGTTTCGGAGAATGGCTGCCAGACCAGCCAGATTTGAGCAATCCGGGCGTGACTGTCGCGACGAATGTCGTGCCAGCCGCTGGTGGTTATCGCAGCTTTCCCAGTTTCGTCAGTTTCAGCAACGCGTCTGACAGCCGGATCAGAGGTTTGTATGCGGCAAAAGACACAAGCGACAACGTCTCGCTGTTCGCTGGAGATGCTGGCAAGCTTTACAAATTCAATCAGGGCACCAGCAACCTCGATGATGTCAGTAAGTCGGGCTCACCTGCTTATGATCTGGCAGGCGTTGAGCGGTGGCGGTTTGCTCAGTTTGGCACAAAGGTCATCGCGGCAGGAGGCACAGGTGAAGAGCTTCAAGTCTTCAATGTTGGCGCAGACTCTGCTTTCTCCAATCTGGGCGGCAGCCCGCCGAAGGCAGATTATATCGCGGTCGTCCGAGACCAAGTCTGGACAGCAAATATTGATGAGGGGTCAGGCCGGGTTCCAAATAAGGTGCGGTGGTCTGCCATCAACAATGAGGCGTCTTGGACGATTGGAACGGATCAGGCTGACAGCCAGATCATTCCAGACGCGGGTGCAATCACTGGCTTGGTCGGCGGGGAGCGCGCTGTCATCCTTATGGAGCGCGCGATTGCGGTTGCCTATTATGTGGGTTCGCCGCTCATTTACGAGATCAACCGGGTCGAAACGCAACGCGGCTGCCCCTTCCCAAACTCGATCGCTAACGTGGGGGGAGATGTATTCTATCTGGCGCGGGACGGCTTCTATCGGTTTTCGGGAAATCAAAGCATCCCGATTGGTTCAGAAAAAGTAGACACGTTTTTTTTCAAGGACTTCAACGAGGCGCAAGTCGAGAAGATGTCCTGCGCGGTCGATCCTGAGAGCCAGCTTGTTGCCTGGTCGTATGTATCAAACAGCGCACCTGACAACACGCCAGACAAGATTCTGGTGTTCAACTACGCAATCAACCGTTGGTCGATCATTGAGCAGCAGTGTGAGCTTCTGGCTCCGCTCTTTACGCCGGCCTATACGCTGGAGGATTTGGACAATCTGGCCTCAAATATTGATGCTCTACCGGCGCCCCTCGACTCGTCGCTCTACAAGGGTGGTCAATAC